ATGCCTTGGACATATAACGGTAAGGTATTCGATTCATTACCAGAAGATTATTACGGGTTCGTTTACTTGATAACTGAAAACGAAACTCAAATGAAATATGTCGGTAAGAAATTCTTCTACCGAACCAAAACTCTCCCCGTCACCAAGACGCGCAAACGCCGAAAGAAAACTCTCGTAGAAAGCGACTGGAGGGACTACTGTGGTTCCTCAGAGCGCGTTCAGGAGTTAGTAGAGTCGAAGGGGTTAGATGCCTTTACTCGCGAGATACTTCACCTCTGCAAGACGAAGGGAGACTGCGCTTACTACGAAACCAAAGAGCAGTTTGACCGAGAGGTGCTGCTAAAAGATGATTATTATAATGGTATAATTAATTGTAGAATCTCAAGAAAACACTTGAGTGTGAACAAGTGAAATACTAAATATTTTCTATGAAGAGGTGATGTATGATTACTGAAGAACAGCAGGGTAAGAAGTCTCGCCCTGAACTGTACGAAATGCTACAAAACATTGCGAATGCAAAATCGAGAAAGGAAAAGATTGATTTGGTAAAGTCGTATGTAGACACATACCAATCGTTTGCTGATTATCTGCGCTGCGTCTTTGACCCGCGCATTAACTTCTTGCTCCCCGAAAGTAGACCCCCATTTGACCTTGCTAACGAAGAACACGTTCCTTCCACGTGGCACAAACAGCACATGAATCTTAAGTATTTTGTTAAGGGTGGTCCAAACATTCATGAACTAAAACGCGAAACAATGTTTATTGGCATGTTAGAATCTGTACATCCCCAAGACGCAGAAATTCTAGTAACGATGCTTGCTAAAAAAACTGATTGTAAGGGACTAACAGCGGCACTGGTAAAAGAAGCAGCTCCGCAATTGTTGCCCGCATAGGAGGTATCGTTACGAGATAACCGTGAGAAAAGTCTATGTTATGATTTGCTAACTTAAAATATTAGGAGTCGCCTATGGTAACTACAAATCAACTAGAAAGATTACGCAAGGATAGCGCTGAGTTACAACACTACATTCATAAACTGAATAAGAAAGGTAAAACTACATTAGCACATAAGGTGGAAATAAAGAGAAATTATCTTAACACATATATCTCTGAACTCCAAGACTCCCTCACGGTTAATTAAAGGAAGGTGATCCTATCTCGTGCCCCACTTCGGTGGGGCATCGTTTATTTTATGGCTTTACATTTTGTATAAATTAAGTATAATAAAGCCATCGCTGCCCAGGAAACTGAATACTATGCCAACTTATGATGTTCGAACTAAAGACGGAGAGGAAAAAGAAGTTATTTGTTCTATTGCCACTATGGAAGAAAATGTAAAATCCGGAGAGTGGCAAATTCTTCATAAAGTTTCTTCTGCTAGTTTGGTTACTCACACTGGAGGTACACTATCAAAAACATCTGATGGTTACAGAGATCTCCTAAAAAATATTAAGAAAAACTCAGGTCGGGGTAACACCATTAAGGTATGACCCAAACTAAGAGACATCGGCAAGAATCTAACTTTAAAATCCGTATAGATAATCTTTGTACCTTCGATCCTCTAACCAATAACCAGCAGGTAGCATGGGAAGAGTGGAAAGAAGGGCATCATCTTGTATTAAACGGCAGTGCGGGAACTGGTAAAACCTTCACTGCATTATATCTAGCGTTGCAAGATGTACTAGATAAGAGTACTCCTTGGGAAAAGGTGATCCTCGTTCGCTCAGTAGTTGCTACTCGCGATATGGGGTTCCTCCCAGGAACCGCTGAAGAAAAACTCGCACCTTTTATACAACCTTATATTGGAATATGCGACGATTTATTTAATTTTGGCGGAAGTTATCAACAGTTAGTGGAACAACGTATCATTGAGTTCTACTCAACTTCCTATATAAGAGGTACGACCTTTGATAATGCTATCATCATTGTAGATGAAATGCAGAATCTGACGTTCCATGAATTGGACTCAGTGATTACAAGGGTTGGACTAGACTCTCGCATAATTTTTGCGGGGGATTTTTATCAGTCAGACTTTAATAAAGAATCTGACAAACAAGGAATTTTACAGTTCCTATCTATATTAGAAGTAATGAAAAATTTTTCAATAATTGAATTTGGTTGGGAAGACATTATTCGTTCTGACTTTGTTAGAGATTATATCATGACAAAAGAAATGCTTGCTAGGAGTAAACCATGAACAGGGAAGCAGTATACGAACAACTCAAGATAGACGAAGGAGTTGAATATGTCATCTACAACGATCACCTCGGTTACGCCACTTTTGGAGTTGGTCACCTTATCCTCGAAAGTGACGAAGAATTCGGACGACCAGTTGGTACTCGAATCTCGGAAGAAAGAGTTAAGGAGTGTTTCGAGGCAGACCTTGACCTTGCCATCGGAGAATGTCACGCTCTATACGAAAGAGGGACTTTTGACAACCTACCAGACGAAGTCCAGCAAATCTTGGTTAATATGATGTTCAACATGGGTAGAACGAGATTAAGTAAGTTTAAAAAATTTAATGCGGCGATTGAAGCAGGTGATTGGAAAACAGCAGCTGTTGAAGGTCGCGATAGTCTTTGGTATAAACAAGTTACTAATCGTGCCGAGAGATTAATGACAAGATTAGAATCTGTATAACATATTGATTTTGTTATGAAGCATTATATGGGATTGGGTGGCGAACTCCTGCACGATGCAGGCGCCACCATCATAGACGAGAACGGCAATATAAAATTCGCCACTCTGTATGAAAGAGTTTCGCGCATAAAACACGATGCTTTAGTAAACGCAGAATTCTTGCAAAATTGCTTTACCAAATTTGAAGACACTGAACTTGTCTTAAATGAAGATTGGGCACTGAGATATAAGTTTCGTCCCAATTTAGAACATAGACATCATAGCAACTCACCAAAACGATTTGATAAAAACAGACCATGGTGGAGACAGCACCCATCTGCAAGGACTGGGTTTAGATATTCTGGTCATCACATTGCTCACGCTTCAGCGGCACTCGCAACCAGACCGAAAAGTTTCGCAAAAGAAGATTGTGTTATAGTAACCATCGATGGCGTTGGTGAAATGCAATGCATGGGAATTTATGATAATAATTTTAATTTATTAGAAGAAACCAATTTTCCCCAATCTTTAGGGTATCTCTACGCAAACTTCACTGATACCATCACTGGTCTTAAATCCAATGAAGATGAATATGTCGTCATGGGTCTTTCTTGCTATGGCGAACCAACTGCTTGGGAAAGCGCATATGAATTATGGAATTGTGTCCCTAGTTGGTCCATGGAAGATCAGAATGGATTTGAAGGGGCAGACTGGAGGGCAAAGTACGAGATAAAGAAACTTTATCTCAGAAAAATAATTAAGCATCTTTATGATAAAACTAAAAACGAAAAAGATGCTGCTGCTTCTCTTCAAAGACTGACAGAGCAAGTTGTATATGATTACATGGTTAGAGCGAGAAAGTACGGTAGCAAACTGTGTTATAGTGGCGGAGTCGCTCAAAATATTATGGCGAACAATCGCATAAAAGATTTATTTGATGATGTTTGGATAGATGTTAATCCTGGAGACGGTGGTGCTTCTCTAGGAGCAGTTGCTTATTTTTATATGATGGACACTGGACGCGATAGAATTAATTGGGAACATCCGTTTCATGGATATAATATCGCAGGAGAACTAGATCCTGAGATGGTTGTCAATTATATCATGAGAAAAAAGGTTGCTGGTGTTGCTAATGGTCCTGCTGAGTTTTCATACCGAGCATACGGCAATCGTTCTTTAATTGCTGATGTGAGATATGACGTTAAAGATACTGTTAATGAAATTAAACAAAGGCAAAAGTTTCGTCCATTCGCCCCAGCAATTTTGGCAGAACATGCTGACAAATACTTTGATGGACACATGAACGAATGGATGCAGTATACTGCTCAAGCGAAACACGATTATGCCTCAGTGACTCACGTTGATGGATCAGGAAGGGTGCAACTAGTTCCTAAAGAATCGAATACAGTATTCCGTAAAATTCTAGAATGTTATTATGATAAAACTGGAGTGCCCATGCTGTTAAACACTTCTCTTAACATTCGCGGCAAACCCATGGTCGACAATGAAAAACATGCGTATGAGTTTGAAGAAAAATATGGCGTTAAAGTATTCACGTCATGAACATTTGGATGATTGTTGTATCAAATGATGCGAAATCAGAATATTACTCCTCTCTTTGTATTGACCAATGGAACAAATTAGGGTATAATATTACAAAGAAAGAAGGAACAACACCTTCTACTCTCGGCAATGAAATATTCTTTGCTGATAAAAAGTTTAACGGCAATAAGTTTACTGATATAGAAAAGGCAATCTGGTACAGTCACTATAATCTGTGGCGATGCATCGAAGAACCTACCTATATCATCGAACACGACACATACCCCTACAAGGAGTTGCCTGAGTTTAATGAATTAATTGGATTCTTTTCTACCTTTCCTCGTAACGATGATGCATGGAGAAAAAAGAGAGAAACTATCTCTCCAGGATCTGGTTACTTCGTCAACAGAACAAGTGCCAGCATACTTCGAGATTGGGCAGTATCGGCGACCGTAACAGAGAACGTTGATGGATTTTTGTATCAGACTGCAAAAAAGTTACTAAATCAAAGTGAAGAAGAATTTGAATCAAATCAATTAAAGTTCGCTAGTTGTTTTCAATTAGTAAACTATGAGGTCGGCACGTCAGCGGAACATAATGTATGAAGCGAGCAATTTATCAAGTAGCAGTTGGACCGCAATCTAAACTATACAAATATTGCGTAGCGAGCGTTAAGGCATACGCTGAGAGAATTGGCGCTGATCATATTGTACAGACTCAACCAAAATTATGGATAAAACCTGATCCGTTTACAGGTCAACGCAGTAAAGAGTCGTACGAAAAGTATGGCGGATTTCTGCCAATATTTGAGAAGGAGAACGTCTTTGAATACTTTGGAGATTACGATCAAGTTGCAGTTATCGACGCAGATATTTTTATCAAACCTGATGCACCCGATGTATTCGCTGACATCAATACCGATTATCACTTCGCTGCTCAATTTGAGCGCGAACTACCAGTAAACCAAAGATACTCAGAGCAGATTAAGAAATATTCGCGCGAGCAGCTGACTAACTCAGTTTGTAAACAATTTGATTGGGACTTCGCTCATCCGCATGGCGGCGAGTTTTTTAACTCCGGAATGATAGTGTATAACTGTGATAAGATGTTAGAAGTTCTCGGCGATACAACGCCAAAACAGTTTATGCAACGTCCATACTTTCGCGATTTCATCGACGGTATCGGTGCTTTTCGTTGGCAAACCGACCAGATCACTTTAAATTATTGGGCGAGAAAAGATGATCTAAACATTCAGCATGTAAACTGGAAGTTTAATGCCTTGTTTGGTGCTCTAGAGAAAGGTAAGATTGCCGAAGCACATTTCGTTCACTTTTTTATGCGACACAAGTTGCCGAACAACGGAGAAAATATTGAAGACCTCGCGGAAGCAATTGCCACAATATGAAAAGATTAGTATATCAATTTGCAGTTGGTAAACAGTCCAACTTATATAAACATTGCATTCAATCGGCAAAAGAATACGCTGATAAAGTTGGTGCGGATTATCATCTGCTGACCCAACCCAAACTCCGTATCGTCCCTGATGTATTTCGCACTGAGCGCGAAGGCAAAACTGGTGGATGGAAGCAGTTGGGATACCTACCTATTTTTGAAAAACAAAATGTCTTCGAGTTTTTTGACGAATACGATCAAATCCTTTACTTAGACTGCGACATATATGTTCGCCCTTCTGCGTCAAATATATTCGACGAACTAGAACCAGAATATGCTTTTGGCGCTGTTGCTGAATGTGATATGCCCATTAATGCTCAACACGCTGTCAAGATAAAAGATTATTCTCATATGCAATATAACCGTGTTGCAAATCAGTTGACAGGGTGGAGGTTTGAATCTTGGGGAGGGTTTGAGTTCTTCAATATGGGTATGATGTTAATGAACACCAAACAATTGAAACCATATCTAAAAGGTCAAACCCCTAAGCAATTTATCGAACGTGCTGAATTTCAAGACATGGTTGATGGCGTCGGGTATTATAAGTGGTCGACTGATCAAACACTAATGAATTACTGGTTGAAGAAAGAAAAGATACCTGTAAAAAATCTAGACTGGAAATATAATGGATTGTTTGGATCTCTTTGGGGCGATAATATA